GCCAGACTGGCAGATAAAAAGCCCGGCATTGATCTGGACGCTTGCCAATCTGCTTATGATGCAATGAACCCACACAAAAACGGAGGTAAGAAATAATGAGAGGACAGGTAATTGGAACAAGTATGACGCATGGATACGCAGGAGATTATTCCAGACAGCCGGATATGATTATTGATACACACCCACTCGGAGGCACTGACGCCGTAAAGTTTGGTACTCCCTTGGTATATGACAGTGACAGCAATGTAGTAGCTTTTGAAGCCAGTAATGTTGCCGCTGATTTTGTAGGAGTGGCTTCCAGGGAGTTTAAGTCCGCAACGTCTTATTTGTCCCAGTCCGCAGGACAGTATGAACCAGGAGAGGCTACCAGCACATTCAAGCGCGGTTGCATTAATGTGCTTTGTAATGTAGGCAGCCCGAAACTGGGCGGTAAAGTGTATGTTCGAACAGTAGCTAATGAAGCCATTCCAACGGGTGTTGTTGGTGGATTTGAAGCCTCAGCGGATACAGGAAAAACAGTGGCACTGACTAATTGTGAATGGCATGGAACAAAGGACGCCAATGGTGTAGCGGAAATCAGGATTTTATCCTGCAACAGAGCATAAGGAGGACAATTCAATATGAAATATCAGAATATGGGAACATTCGATGCGGGCGTAGTAACTGCTCCATCAACAGGAGCTGCGGCTCCACAGAAATTCCAGGCTATGGACGCGGCGGCAATCGCAACAGGCGGAGCATTCCTGCAGTCGGAGCTGGAAAAGAGAGATAATACGATCCGCCAGCCCCTTACCAGCTTTACCTATGGACGCGATCTGCCTGTCCGCGTAGGTGGTGGCTGGGCGGAATACGTTTCAGCAATGAACGTGGAATATGGAGTAGCCGGAGGCAGTGAGGACGGTCCAGTCCATGCGGGAGGAGCCAATGGTATCCCAATGGTTCAGGCTAATTTTGACAAGGAACTTTTCAAGACCCATATCTTTTCTGTTGGTATGAGAATCGGATTTGTCGACATGCAGCGCGGCAATATGACCGGGCGGAGTTATGAGAGTATTTTAAGAGATGGAATTCGAATGACTTATGATAAGCACATGGATGCGAATGCTTACGTGGGCATCAAAAAGTATGGATCTACCGGTCTTATTAACAATCCGAACGTAACAACGGCAGGAGCGGCGGCTACTGGTACCGGCAGCCTGACGACATTTAAGAGTAAGACACCAAACCAGATTTTGCAGGATATTAACGATGCCATTCTTGCAGTATGGGCAACGGCTGAATATGACAGAAGTGCCATCCCAAATCATATCCTGATGCCTTATGAACAGTTTAACTACCTTGCGACAACCAGGGTGTCTGATCTGGCAGAAAAGACAATTCTTACCTTCCTGTTGGAGAATAACGTTTCCAAACAAAACGGGGTTGATCTTTTTATCGGCGCCGCTTCATGGTGTAAAGGTGCCGGTTCAGGTAGCACTGATCGAATGGTTGTCTACATTAACGAGGAACGTTACATTGCTATGGACGAACTGGTACCTCTTAACCGTGCCATGACTCAGACCAATGCAACCAACCTCTGCTATGATACAGCATACCTTGCCAACCTGTCCGAAGTGCAGATGTTTTACGAGAACATCATGCGCTACGTCGACGGAATTTAAGGGGGATTCGCTATGTTTATAAACAGTAAAAAGAACTTTGAAATCTGCGAGGGAGAACAGAAACTTATTATCCCTCGCGATTTTATTGGAGAGATACCGGACTGGGCTGCCAAGCACTGGCTGGTACAGGCAGCGATAAAAGACGGATCTATTGCTACTCCTCAGAGTACTGCAGATAAGTCGCTGGAACAGGCTGATAAATCAGCCAGGAAAAAGGCAGATGCCGCAGACAAGCGAGAAGATAGTGCAACTGCTGAAACATCGGAATAAGGAGGGAATGGCATGCCTGAGCAGTTTCAGGGTTTAATATCCGCAGCGGCCAACATACCGCAGCCCGGTGAGGTTGGATCCTATACAAAGGAAATGTTCCTGACAGATTTTCCTCAGTTCACAAAAAAACAGGTCAGCCAGGGAGAAGAAGCGAACCAGATCATAAGTCTGGTTCCTGATCCCATGCTTCAGGTATTCATCAACAATGCAAATGCCAGTATTTTACCCAGCCGATACTGCGAGATCTGGAGATATGCAGCCGGCCTTTATGTAGCTCACTTCTCCGCACTGTATTTAAAAACATACTCTGAAGGATCTACTACTCCAGCCAGAGCAGCGGCAACCGGTCAACAGACAGGACTTGTGAAAGAAGCCACCATGGGTGACACAACTGTCAGTTATGACAATGAGGCCATCACGGAAGCAAGCGCAAAGTGGGGAGCCTGGAATGCAACCCAGTATGGACAGCAGCTGGTGACCATGGCTCGTACGATCGGAATGGGTGGTATGTATGTTATTTGATGATGATTGGTATACGGATTCCATGAGTATTTCCAGGAATATCCCTTATAAGGTTGGCAATGTTGATAAAAAGAAACGGGAGGAGCTTTACCGTGGTATCCCCTGCCGTATCTATAGCGCAAAAAGAAATGGTCCTTCATGGAAGGATACGGCTGCCACGGCTACGGCGACGGATAAAGTGGCCTGTGATGTGTCGGTGGATTTAAAAGCCGGCGATATGCTCATGATTGTGCGCGGTGGGCGATTGGGAAGCAACCGGGATCCAGAACGTTACTTCGCTGGACTTCCGCAGCCTTATTATGATCCGGTTGGCGGAATGCTTTCCGGATTGGAGCATCAAGAAGCCGTCCTGTCAATGGACGAAGTGATTAAGTAGGGAGGGATTCAGATGTCAACCTTTGGTCAGGCAACCAGGAAGCGCCTGGAGCAACTCCGGAAGCAAGGGCAGAATGTGCCGAAAATCATGGTAGAGGTTATGGAGGGAGCCACGGACGCAGCAGTAGAACGGGCTACGGAGCTCACGCCTCCTCACGATGCCGGGATTTCTGGAGTAAATACGCGAGATGGAGGACTAGCACAACACTGGGCGGTAGACAGTATAACGAAGCCAATTGTGACAGGAGGAAGCGTGCGGACTACTCTTGCAAATAACCTGCAGCATGCATCTTATGTAAATGATGGCCACAATATGAATGAGCATTATGTCCCTGGTCTTCATATCGACAGTGTGGGAGGGGGTATTTTCTTTGATGCTGATAAGAAAGGCGGAATTGTGGTAGGAACCCAAACAAAGTACATAAAAGGCAAATACATGAAGCAAGCAGCAATAGGACGATACAAAAATGTAGTGAAAATGGAACTCGATAAGCGGATAAGGGAGAATTTCAAATGACATTCACAATTGGAAAGTTGTTAGATTCTATCTGCGGAGCGCTGAAAGAAAGCTATCCGGATATCCCGACGTATAGCAATCCTAATAAACAGGGGACGTCAGTTCCTTGCTTTTTTATATTTTTCATGCCTACGGATACGGAGAACCGGATAGGACGCCGATTTATGCGGAACATCGGCATAGATATCGTCTATCAGGTAGAAAACAGCGATCCCGACGTTTACGATCAGCTGGTATCCGTTGCTGATCAGCTGGACTACGCCCTGGAGTTTATTTCTTGTGAGGACGTAAAACTACGAACTTATGACCGGGAATGGAAGATTGATGAAGATGAGATGCACTATCAATTTACAGTAAAAGCAGTGGTGTCTTATCCGGATGATACCCCACAAATTGAGTCTATAGAATCATATGAAGGAGGAGTGAAAGGTGGAAGAGACAGTTAACACCGATAAAACAGAAAAGAAAGTAGCAAAGTATAAAACAGAATCCCTTCTTGCAAGTAAAGCACTGGCCGGATATCAGCCGGATTTTGTAAAAGTCCTGCTGACTGAACCGGAGTATACCTTGGAAGAAGCAAGAGGGATTTTAGATAAATTTTTCGGAAAGAAGGAGGTAAGTTAAATGGCCGGAGGGACTTGGACCAGTCAAAATAAAAAACAGCCTGGTGTTTACATTAATGTAAAGTCAAGCATGGCACAGGCTGTCAGCGTGGGGAATCGGGGCGTTGTTGCAATCTGCGAGCCTTTATCATGGGGACCAGAGGGAAAGATCTTGACCATAAATGCCGGTGATGATTACACCTCGCACATCGGATATGATTCTACCAACGATAAAGCATTGTTTTTAAGAGAGATTTTCAAGGGGAGTGATCGCACTGCCGGTCCGGTAAAGGTATTACTTTATCGCCCCAACGCCACAGGTGCCGCTAAGGCAACCGCTACCATCGCGCCGCTTACAATTACTGCAAAATATAACGGCGTGCGGGGAAATGACATTTCCATCGCCGTTGTTGCAGATCCTGACAATGAAGGGAGTTTCACCGTTCAAACCATAGTTGATGGAACCGTAAAGGATACTCAGACTGGTAAGGTTGTTGCAGATTTGACCGAAAATGACTGGGTTGTATTTTCCGGGACTGGAGATTTATCGGCCAGTGCTGGAACGGCTCTTACCGGAGGAAGCAACGGAACGGTAAGCAGTGCCGCGTATTCCACGTTCCTAACAGCTTTAGAGCCTTACACATTCAATGTATTAATTTATGATGGATCTGACTCTACTGTACAGGCTGCCTTTGTGGCTTTCATCAAACGCATGCGTGATAATATAGGCAAGAAGTGTCAGGTGGTCATGGCGATCGTTGAGAGCAATTCCGAGGCGGTCATTTCTGTTAAAAACGGAGTAATCCTTTCTGATGGAACTATCCTTACCCCACAGCAGACAACCTGGTGGGTCGGTGGAGCGGAGGCAGGAGCGAACTACAGTGAATCCCTGGTATATGGACAGTATCCAGACGCTGAAAATGTCTCTCCCCGCTTGACTTCTTCTGAAATTGACGAAGCTCTCGAAAAAGGTCAGATTGTATTCTTTGAAGAGTTTGGATCAGTAAAGGTCATGTCCGATATCAATACCCTGACGACATTCACCACGGACAAGGGAGAGGCGTTCAGCTTAAATCAGGTGATTCGGATCGTGGACACTGTCGCAAATGACATCTATGAGAACTTTTCCGAGAACTATATCGGAAAGACGCAAAACAATGCAACCGGCAGAGATTTGCTAAAAGCCTGGATCGTGGGATATTTGAATGAAATTCAGGCAAACAGCGGCATTCAAAACTTCGAATCCGATGATGTAACAGTAGAAGCCGGAAATGCGCTGAATGCAGTTGTAATAACCCTGGCAATTCAGCCGGTGGCAGCGGTAGAAAAGATTTATATTACAGCAACCCTGACAGACTAAAGGAGGTAGATTATGAGCTTTTTATTGGAGCGTGACGCCTTAAATGGAAAAGCCGGTCGAGCTTTTGCCGTGATTGACGGACGCAATGTGGAAATGTTCGGATTAAAGAAAATTCAGGCGGATGCAGAATTTCAGGAATCAGATTTTAAGGTGGTCGGTACTAATCTGGTGCAGAAAAAAACATCGGGTGTAACGCTCACGGGTTCTGCTACGGTATATTATGGAACTCCGGAATTTTTAAACATGC